AATTAATCAAGGTATTGGTTCAACAGTTGCACAAGGTACTTCAACGGTAACAGTTGTAGATGGAGTTAGAACAACAGTCAGAAGTAACGGATAAAACAAATTTATAACAAATATAAATAGTATTAATTTTTAAATAAAAAATAGATGAATCCTGAAGTAAAAAAGATTGGTAATAAGTTATTTGACAAAGTAGAATTGTCAAGTGTAAAAGTAGAATTAGGAGTTGTAGAAGATATTGCTAAAATGATTTCAGATGCAAATTCTTTATTAAGAACATTAGTTGATGATAAAACATTATTAGCAAATGCTGATAAAGCTATTGCAGCAGCTAATGCTAATGCTGATAAAGTAGCAGTTGCATCTGAAAAAAATGTTCAAAAAGCAAATTCTATTTTACCAAAAATTGGAACTATATTAGACAAAGCAGACCAAGCGGCAAAAGGTTTGGGATTAGACAGTAAAGGTATTACCGGATATACTGATTTAGACAAACTTTATTTTGCATTAGAAGCCGCACAAAAAGAAGTCGGTGTAAGTTATAAATTTCAAAATTAAAATAGATGAACGTAGTAAATCAAATTAAAGAACTTTTGGGTATGGAAGTAAAACTTGCTCAAATGAAGTTGCAAGATGGTGTTACTGTTATTGAAGCAGAAGCATTCGAGCCTGAAATGGCAGTCTTTATTGTAAATGAAGATGAAAGAGTACCAATGCCGGTTGGTGAATATATGCTTGAAGATGGCAATATGTTAAAAGTAGAAGTTGAAGGAGTAATTGCTTCAATTGAAATGCCGGAAGAAGAAGCACCTGAAGTAGAAGAAGTAGAAACACCGGAAGCAGAACAAGAAATGACCGCTGAAGTAGCATCACCAAAAAGAGTAGTTGAAAGTGTTACTAAAGAAATGTTCTTTGCAGAAATTGAAAAACTAAGAACTGAAATTGCTGAATTAAAACTTGCAAAAGTTGAAACAGTAGAACCGGTAGAATTATCAAGTGATAACATCGAAGTTTTAACACACAATCCGGAAGCAAAAAACGAAGTTAAATTGAATTTATATTCTAAGAAAAGACAAGCTACAACATTTGATGTAGTTTTGAGTAAATTAAACAAATAATAATAAATAAAAAAAGAGAAAGATGGCAACAGTTACATCAATTACAACAACCTATGCGGGTGAATTTGCGGGAAAATATATTTCTGCAGCCTTATTAAGTGCTTCAACTATCGAAAACGGTGGTATTGAAGTAAAACCAAATGTTAAATATAAAGAGGTAATCAAGAAAATTGCTACTGATGCTATCGTAAAAGATGCAACTTGTGATTTCGATGCTACTTCTACAGTAACATTAACAGAAAAGATTTTACAACCGGAAGAATTCCAAGTAAACTTACAACTTTGTAAAAAAGATTTCCGTTCAGATTGGGAAGCAGTTCAAATGGGATATTCTGCTTTTGACAATTTACCATCATCATTTGCTGATTTCTTATTAGCTCACGTTGCTGCTAAAGTTGCACAAAAAACAGAACAAAATATTTGGGCGGGAGTTACTGCTAATGCGGGTGAATTTAACGGATTTACAAGACTATTAACTTTAGATGCTGATTTACCGGCTGCTCAAGAACTTGCTGCAGATGGAACTAAAATCACTGCTGCTGCAACAGTTATCGGTGAACTTGGAAGATTAGTAGATGCTATTCCGGCTGCTTTATACGGTAAAGAAGATTTATATTTATACGTTTCACAAGCTACTGCAAGAGCATATGTAAGAGCATTAGGTGGTTTTGGCGCATCAGGTTTAGGTGCTAACGGTACAAACGCAATGGGAACACAATGGTTCAACAACGGTTCACTTTCATTTGATGGAATTAAAATCTTTGTTGCTGAAGGTTTAGCACCAACTGTAGCTATTGCTGCTCAAAAATCTAACTTGTATTTTGGAACCGGTTTATTAGCTGATAACCAAGAAGTGAAATTGATTGATATGGCTGACATTGATGGTTCACAAAACGTTAGAGTAGTAATGAGATTTACTGCCGGTGTTCAATACGGAATTGTAGAAGATATTACAACTTACGGTATTACAAACGCTGCTAACTAATAATTAATTATTAATCAAATTAAGGGTGGTGCAATAAACACCACCTTTTTTTTAACTTTAAAATATATAAAAATATGGCTTGTGATATTAGTTTAGGAAGGTTAGAACCTTGCAAGGATAGTAATGGCGGATTGAAGTCAGTTTACTTTGTAAATTATGGCGATGCTACCGGATATACCTACGATGGTACAAATACAGATGTTATTGATGCAGTAGCGGGTACACCAACCGCTTATAAATATGATTTAAAAGGAACATCATCTTTAACACAAACAATTACTTCTTCACGTGAAAATGGAACTACATTTTTCCAACAAGAATTGGCTTTAACATTAAAAAAATTATCAGTTGTAGACCACAAACAAATCAAATTATTGTCTTATGGTAGACCACAAGTTATTGTTGAGGATAACAATGGTAATTTCTTTTATTGTGGATTAGAACACGGAATGGATGTAACGGGTGGAACTATTGTAACCGGTGCAGCTATGGGTGATTTAAGTGGTTATACACTTACACTAACGGGAATGGAACCGGTACCGGCAAACTTTATTGGTGATACATTAACTGCTGCAGGATTTACAGTAGTAAGCGGAACATAATAATTGTTTTTTTTGTTTTTTAATTAAGGGAGTGTTTAGGCACTCCTTTTTTATTTTAGCTATATTAAAACAATTTTAAGTTAGTTTTATTTTTAAATAAAAAGAAAATGATAATTCTAAGAGAACAAGAAGAAGCACAATCTTTGAAATTCATTCCAAGACAATACAAAGCTACAACAATAGTTTTAGTTAACGAAATGACAAATGAAAGTACTACAATAAGTTCTGATTTTTACATCGATGGTTATTATTTATACACTACAACAACGTTTGATTTAAAAGAAGGTAACTTTTATACTTTAACAATTAAAAATAATAATGACGTAGTTTATAAAGACAAAATATTTTGCACTAATCAAGTCATTGCCAATTACACAATTAACGATGGCGAATATGTAGCAAATCAATCAACTAATGATTTTATAGTTTATGAGTAATTCAAATATTTCTATTGTAAATTTAAGTGCTTACACAAGCCCTAAAATACAAGAAAATAAAAAAGCCGGTTACATTGAATATGGAGAAGATAACAACTACTTTCAATTCTTAATTGATAGGTTTTTATATTCAACTACAAATGGTGCTATCATTACCGGTATATCAAATATGATGTACGGTAAAGGATTAGATGCTTTAGACGCTTCAAGAAAGCCTAACGAGTATGCGCAAATGAAAACCTTGTTTAAGCCTGAAATGCTTAGAAAAGTATGTTTAGAACGCAAATTAATGGGTATGGCTTCTATACAAGTGGTAAAGCAAAAGAACAAAGTAGTTAAAGTAGAGCATTTTCCAATACATACATTAAGAGCAGAAAAGTGTAACGATAAAGGCGAAATAGAAGCATATTTTTATTGTTCAGATTGGGCAAATAAAAAACCATCTGAAGTATTGAAAAGAATACCGGCTTGGGGTTTTGGTAATGGTAACGAAATAGAAATAATGGTTATTAAACCTTATTTACCAATATTTCATTATTACACTCCGGTTGACTATAATGGTGCTTTAGACTATGCATTATTAGAAGAAGAAATTTCTGTTTATCAAATTAACGATGTAAAAAATGGATTTAGTGGAACCAAAGTTATCAATTTTAACAATGGTATTCCAACTGAAGAAATGCGTGACCAAATTAAAGCAGATGTTAAAAACAAACTAACCGGTTCACGTGGAGATAAAGTAATTGTAGCTTTTAATGCAAATGCAGAAAGTAAAACTACAGTTGAAGATATACCTTTAAACGATGCACCACAACACTATCAATATTTAAGTGATGAATGTTTCAACAAACTAATCGTAGGGCATAGAGTTACTTCGCCAATGTTATTAGGAATTAGAAACGGTGATGGTGGTTTAGGTAACAATGCAGACGAAATAAAGACTGCTACGCTATTATTTGACAACATAGTAATAAAACCTTACCAATTAGAAATTATTGAAGCCTTAGATGAAATATTGTTCTTTAATGATATTAGTTTAAAGTTATATTTCAAAACAATACAACCTTTAGAATTTACTGAATTAGATAACACACAAAGTGCTGACCAAGTAAAAGAAGAAACCGGTTTAAGTTCGCATACTTGTTTGAGTTCAAACGTAGCTGATTTATTAATTGAAAAAGGTGAGACTTTAGGCGAAGAATGGACTTTAGTAGATGAAGTTGAAGTTGATTATGATAAAGAAGAAGAATACGATGCTGAAATTAACTTTATAAACGAAAAGAATAAGAAAAGTAAAAGCGCATTAAGTAAATTATGGGAGTTTGTTTCTACCGGTACTGCAAGACCAAATGTAAATAGTCCCGAACAAGATGCAAATATTGATGGTGTTCAATTTATTACTCGATACGTTTATAGTGGAAATGAAACCGGACAACGTGAATTCTGCAATAAAATGGTAAACGCAAATAAAGTTTACAGAAAAGAAGATATTATAGCTATGGAAAGTCAAGCGAAGGTGTTAAAATAGACCCTACAAATCCAAAAGCAAAAACTATCAGTGCTGCAACTGCTGAAAAGTATGGTTATAGAATTAGAAACGAAAAAGAAGTAGCTATGAAGCCATCAGATATGCCTACAAAAGGTTACACACAAGAATATTGGGATAAAATGGGATATACAAATTAAGAATATGCAAGCACTATTTGTTACAAGAGATGATATAGTTAAATTTACTGCTTTAAACGGTAATATTGATACAGATAAATTTGTACAATTTGTAAAGATTGCGCAAGATACACATATACAAACATATTTAGGAACAAGGTTATTCCAAAAGTTAAACGATGATATTGTAGCTGATGATTTAACTGAGCCATATACAACGCTTTTAACGAAGTATATCAAGCCTATGGTAATACATTGGTCTATGGTTGAAGCATTACCTTTTTTAGCCATTACAATAGCCGGTAAAGGTATTTATAAACATACATCAGAAAACGCTACAAACGTTGAAAAGAATGAGGTTGATTTCTTAATTGAAAAGGCAAGGGATATTGCTCAACATTACACAAATCGTTTTATAGATTATATGTCATTTAACCAAGTTGATTTTCCGGAATACAATGCTTTATAAAATTGTTATGATAAAAAAATATAAACCAAAACAAGCAAACGTTAAAAAATTAGAAATATTTTTAAAAAAAATAGAAAATAAAATAGAAAAGAAAGATGGTATCAAACACGTCATATAGAGTTAATGTCGATAATATATCAGATGAATCTGTTATAAGTATAGAGAATGGAACTTTACATTTATATGATGGGAAGTTAAAAGTTCATATAGGTAATGAAATAAAAGAAATAACAACTACTATTAGTAGTGATAATATTATTTTTATAAATAATAAATCAGATTTTCCAACACCTATTGGTGGCGTTATAACGCTTGAAGATAATGTTACCTATTTCATATTATCTTTAATTGATTTAACGGGTGATAGATTGGTTGGTGGTGAAAACACTACAATTATTGGTGGTTCTTCAGAAAATTGTATTTTAACTTCAACCGGTTTAACTAATGGTGTGGCTTTATTATCTACAGAATGGACAACACCAATTAGAAACATATCTATTTCAGATGTTGATACTGCAATAGCTATTGATGGAAATACAAATCCGCCTTTAGCTTTAGATTGGGACGGTGTTAATTTTGTTAATGTTCCAAATATAGGTACAATAAACACTTGTGATAATTTTATTTTTACAACCGGTTCTTTTCTTAATTCACAAGGATTAAAATTTAATGGCACTATTGGTACTATTGGAATATTTAATTCATTATTGCGTGGTGATGGAACATCGGGCAATATTATTGAAATTATGTCAACTGCTACTATCACAAGAAGATTTAGAACGACTTATAGTAGTATAATTGTTTCAGGAAGTACGGGTGGAATTAATGTTGATGCTTTAGCGACTATTCCAACAGAAGGGTTTATTTTAGATACTGTTTCTTTTAGTGGTGGTTCAACTTATTTAGTAGGCTTGAATGAAACTTCTAACGATTCATTATTTAGCAATTGTACCGGAATAGTAAATACTGCGGTTAATGGACAAGCATATATGTTGGATAATGCTACTTCTACAACAATACCTAATACCACTACATTTGTGAAAGTAGCGGGAACTACAATAGCAAGTGCAGACAATTCAAAATATAATCATTCTACAAATCGATTGACTTGTGCAGCAACAGTTAATAGAAAATATTTAATACAATGCACCTTGTCTTTTACGTCTTTATCAGGTAATGTTTGCGAATTTGGTTTTTATGATAGCAAACTTGCTGCGGTAAGAACACCATCACGAACTAAATCAACTGCTAATGCATCAGGTAGGGCAGAAAACATTCATTTTGCTTGTGTTGTTCAACATTCAATAGGTGATTATTTAGAAATATGGTGTAGAAATACATCTTCAACAACTGCAATAACTGTTTCAGATATGAATTTTTTAATTACAGAAATAAAATAAATATGAGTTTAAATTTTCAAAATATTAAAGGTGATACATTCGAAGAAGTAGCGTTTGAATTATTATTAAATGATGAACCATATAGTTTGGTTGATGCAATTATTAGAATGCAATTACGAAAAGAATATGGTGGTATTCCGGTGTTATCTTTAACATCAGTTGCAAGTGCCGGTATAACGATTACAGACGCTTCTAACGGACTTTTTAAGATTAACCAACAGATTATAGATATATGCGCATTTAATTACTTATACGACATTGAAA